CCTCAACTTGAAGCGGCACTACTTGATATGGCTGACGGAGTTGCAAACGATCCATTGACAAAACAGTTAATGGCCAACAACGATACGTTTAGAAGAGAAGCACAAAATATACAAAACATGACTTCTGAACAAGCGGCTAACTTTATTGTAGGTGTTAAAGAAGACGGTATGAAGTTTGCCAAAACACTTGGTGATGCTGGAGTACAAGCCGCACTTGCTGGAGGAACTGCAACAGGTGAACTACTTACAACCATTGGTAGTATTCAAACAGCACAAAAAACAGTAACTGATGCAACTACTGAAGAACAAGCCAAGCGTGATAAAGTAACAGAGAAAATGGGTACGTTTGCTGAGACAGTTGCAACACTACAAGGTGACATACAAGCGTCAATTGTTGACAGTGGAATATTTAAAACTTTATCAGATGACATTGGAGACTTTTTACCTACTACTGAAGAAGCTCAAAAAATGTATGAAGAGGCTAGTAAGATATTTAAAGATCAAATACTACCATCATTGACTTCAACATGGGAATGGCTCAGAGGCGACGGTCTTAATAAAATGAAAAGTGGAATTGGTGATGTAGTAAATTTCCTTAAAGACTTGTTCCTAGGCAAAAAGGCAATGGAAGGTCCTCCAGGATCAGGTGGACGTACTGGAGAACGTGAAGGCGGATTGATAAAAACAATGGGCGATATGATGACTACTTTTAGTGAGTTATGGAAACAGCATGGTCCTGCTATTAAATCTTTCTTTACAGATCTATTTGCTGACCCTAAAGCATTCTTTGACAAAAATATTAAACCAAAGATAGACGAAGCATTTAGTTCTTTATTAAGTGGCATAGGTTTCTTAGCAATTGGTGGTTCTATTACTTGGATGTTAGTTAAAGCTATAGCTAAATTAAATCCTTGGGTTAAAATCGCTGGATTACTTATTGCTGGTGTTAGTATGTTTATAGATTGGGAGAACATAAAAGAGTTCTTTAGCATAGAAAATCTTAAGATAAAAATAAAATCAGCTTGGAAAAGAGTTGTTGATGGGTTTACTGGCTTGTTTAGTTGGGAATCGATCAAATCGTTTATTGGCGGTATTTTACCTGATAATAGATTAGGTGATTGGGCAAGAGGCAAACTAGGACTTAATGCAGGAGAAACTCCACAAACAGAGACTACAACTCAAAATCCAACTACTATTGAAGAAGTTGTTGCAGAATCCGGTGGCGGTAGTAAATCTACTGATAGTACTGGAACATTAGACAAACAGAATGAAGCCAGTAATGAAGAGAAAAGTTGGTGGGAATCGATAAGTACTAAGTTAGAAGAGTTAATTAATGTTAATAAAGATACCAAAAAAGCCACACAAAACCTAAACGGTAATTTAAACGGTAGATAGGATAGGATAAGATATGAGTTGGAAAAGATACTTTACACCAGTTGAAGGCGAAGCAGGAACTCGCAGTCCTTTAAGCGTTGGTCAAGGTACACAAGCTGGCCCTGCAAGATCAAACTATTCAAGTTTTTTACCTGATGTGTACACAGGCGCTCCTAATAGAGTTGAGCGATATGGTCAATATAATACTATGGACCAAGATAGTGAAGTTAATGCGGCATTAGATATTTTAGCTGAGTTTTGTTCACAGCAAAATCCAATTAATAAAACAAGTTTTAGTATTGATTTTAAAAAGATGGCTACTAATTCAGAAATTAAAGTATTAGAGCAATACTTACAGCAATGGACTAAACTTAATGATTTTAGTACACGCATGTTTAAAATTGTGCGTAACGTTTTTAAGTTTGGTGATGCTTTCTTTATTAGAGATCCTGAAACTAAAAAATGGCATCATGTTGATCCTGCAAAAGTTTCAAGTATTATTGTTAATGAATCAGAAGGTAAAACACCAGAACAATACATTGTTAGAGATCTTAATTTAAACTTTGTAGACAATGTAGCAACAACACCATATACTACAAACGGTAATGCAACTGGTGGTGGTGACGGATACTTAACCGGCGGTGTTCGCGGTATGGTTGGAAACACACAAACATCTGGCTCAAGTGCAGGACGCTTTGGTCATGATAAAACTAAAGAACATGCTATTGATGCAAAGCATATGGTACATATGAGTTTAAGCGAAGGCTTAGATAATAATGCACCTTTTGGCAATAGTTTGTTAGAAGGTATATTTAAAGTATACAAACAAAAAGAATTACTCGAAGATGCTATTATCATTTACAGAACACAAAGAGCTCCAGAGCGTAGAGTATTTTACGTTGATGTTGGTAACATGCCAAGTCATTTAGCTATGCAATTTGTTGAGAGAGTAAAAACAGAAATACATCAGAGACGTATACCAAGTAAAACAGGTGGTGGCACAAGTGTTATTGATAGTGCTTACAATCCATTATCTACTAACGAAGATTACTTCTTTCCGCAAACAGCAGAAGGACGTGGATCTAAAGTTGAAACACTACCTGGTGGTACTAACTTAGGTGAGATTGATGACTTGAAATACTTTACAAACAAACTAGTAAGAGGTTTACGTATTCCAAGTTCATACTTACCAGCCGCGGCACAAGATGAAGGTCAAAGTTCATTTAACGACGGCAGAGTAGGTACTGCATACATACAAGAGCTACGCTTTAACAAGTATTGCGAGCGTTTACAGAACCTTATAGCTGAAGTATTCAATCAAGAATTTAAACGTTACCTAATAGAAAAAGGTATTAATGTTGACATTGCAATGTTTGACTTGTTATTTCAACCACCACAAAACTTTGCAAGTTATAGACAAAGTGAATTAGACAATCAACGTATTGGTACGTTTGCACAAATTCAAAGTATTCCTTTTATTAGTAACAGATATGCAATGAAACGTTTCTTAGGAATGAGCGATTCAGAAATTGCAGACAATGAACGCTATTGGAAAGAAGAAAATGACGAGAACCTATCAACAGCACCAACTGACGCAAGTGCAGAAATGCGTGGAGCAGGTATTAGTGGAGCAGGTATTGAAGGTGACTTAGCAGGCGATGAACCAGTTGCAGACGATGTTGACGGAATGGTTACAGGTGAAACTGAAGGAGTTGATTCAGTAACAACATCAGACCCAGGGGGAGATGCTGGCGCAGAAACGCCTCCGGCATAAATACAAGCATGATACTAAGAGAATTATTTTATTTTGATAAAGAAACTATTGATCCTATTGAGGATAAACGTTATGATGCTACTGACGATCATAGCGTTGTAAATCGCGATGACACACGCAAAACAAGATTAACACTACGTCAAATAAACAAAGCTCGCAGAGCATCAGAGTTACATCAAGAAGAAAAGCAAAAAGAATTAGAATTTGTACGTCAAATGTACGGTATTCAAGGTCAACCTGAAGTATAGGAAGCTCTACAATGACTGTAGCCTTTGTAATAGGTAATGGCGAGAGCCGAAAAGACATAGATCTATACCCACTTAAAAATTACGGAAAAGTATATGCATGTAATGCAATGTTCAGACATTTTGAACCGCATTACTTAGTTGCGGTTGATGTAAAGATGGTACTTGAAATTAATCAAAGCAAGTGGCAAATGGAACACGAAGTATGGACTAATCCAAATAAACAATTTCACACGTTTCAAGGTTTTAATTATTTCCATCCAAGCAAGGGTTGGAGTAGCGGTCCTACAGCATTATGGCTTGCAAGCACACATGCACATGATACAATTTATATGTTGGGCATGGACTTTCACGGATCACTAGATACTCAAGGCAATCGAAGTAAGGTAAATAACTTATACGCAGGAACACACAATTATAAGAGACAAGGCGAGCCAGCAACATACTTTGGCAACTGGGAAAGGCAAACAGCATCAACTTGTGATGCACATCAAGGTAAAAAATACATTAGAATTGTAGCAGATGATGATGATTTTGTACCTAAACAATTAAAGAAATGTACGAATTTATCTCACATAAAAGTGAGTGAGTTTAAAAGATACTATGATTTTTAAACGGTTTGCGACTAAACGATTCGTTTTGACGCCGTTTTCCGTACATTTATTAAACATAGTGTAAATAATACTAGACAGCCTTACATACTAATTAAACATATAGGAGAAAACAATGGCAGACAATAAATTAGAGCAAATGCTCGAAAAACTTGTCAATAACGATCGTGCTGGAGCAGATGAACTGTTTCACGAATTTGTTATTGAAAAGTCACGTGGTATCTATGAAAAGATGCTAGAATCAGATTTAGAAGATCTTGACGAAGTTAAAGACGAAGAAGTAGATGAAGCGTCAAATGACGAAGAAACTAACGAAGCTTCAGATGAAGAAGTAGATGAGTCTTCAGACGACGAAGAGACTAACGAAGCAACAGACGAAGAAGTTGACGAAGCTACTGACGAAGAAGTAGACGAAGCTTCAGACGAAGAAGTTGATGAAAACTTCGACGAAATTACACCAGAAGCTGACCCAATGGGCGGCGACGCGGCTGACGATATGATGGCAGACATCGAAGCAGACGACGAAGAAGGTGAAGACGGCGATATGGACGGCGATGAAGAAGAAATCGAAGACCGTGTAGTTGATCTAGAAGATGCTCTTGATGATCTTAAGTCAGAATTTGAAAAAATGATGGCTGGCGACAATGATGGCGATGAAGGCGACGAAGATGCCGCTGACATGGACATGGATGACGAAGGTGATGAAGACAAGGAAGAGGCATTTGATGTCGCTCCCGAACTTAGCGTAGAAGACGAAGCACCAGCTTTCGAAGGCACTAAAACTGCTGGAGAGCAAATGAGAGAGTACGTAGAGAAAGTAACACCTAAAATGGGCGATACTGGAACAGACGGCACTAAATCACCAGTTGCTGGTAAAAATGACATGGG